TATTTCAAGAAGATTGTAAAGTCTAAAACATACAAAGATATCTGCATCAAACAAGATGCATCAAGGCCTGGGGTGACTCAACCTACTCTGGAGAAAGCACACTTTAGAGGTGCTACTGCTGGTCAAGCGACTTGGTATGGTTCAATGAGACTTGCAGAGACTAACTGTCCTTACACTATCGTGCATGAGTTCGCTCACTTGTGTGGTAATATGCACCACGATATTGGATTTAGAAGGGATGTAATAAAACTGTCTTCTAGGTTCTTGGGTACTGAATTTGCAAAGATGCTAAAGGGACAATTCAAGAAATCAAAACTGAAAGTTACAGTGTCCCAACACATAATGACTCCAGAGAAGTGGATTGAAAGTGTGATGAGAATGGAAAAAATTAGAATGGAGAAATCGTAATGAAAATATATTTAGATATGGATGGAGTCATCGCTGACTTCTTTGGTGGGTTAGAAAAGAAGTTTAATGTAGACCATTGGAAAAAGATACCCAAAACAGAACAGTCAATTCTTGACTTGAAAGGTACTGACTTCTTTAATACGTTAGAACCTTACAACAGTTCTGCTGAGTTAGTAGAGTTCACTAAGACACTTGGTGAGTTCGGTATTTGCTCTTCACCACTAAGAGGTGACAGAGATAACTCTGCCTTCTGGAAAAGAACTTGGTTGACAAGATATGGATTTTTGCCTGACTTGGATATGTTGATATTCACTGGGCAGAAAGAAAGATTCGCAGTCAATAAGATTGATGGTACACCAAACATCCTAGTTGATGACAAACCAGACAATATTAAGAGGTGGATTGACAAAGGTGGTGTTGGTATCAGATATCAGGCAAACCAAGATAGTTTGGTGACTATCAAAAGAAAATTGATAAAAGCTGTAGAAAGTACTTGACATTTGTTATAATATCAGGTATAGTATATAAGTAAGATAAAAAAGGAGAGAGTTTTATGATGAAAGTTATTGGTTATATTGTTGGATTTATTGGGTTCTTCATTTTACTAGGTACTGCTGGTGCAGACTGTGATGGTAAATGTATGGAGAACAGTTTGACTATCGTGCAGATTATGGAAGGTGTCTTTATGGGCATTGGACTAATGATGGTCGGTACTTATTTTGTAATGAAGGGAGAATAAATATGGATATTAAGGTATTAGAATATGAAGCAGATGAAGCAGTTAATGTTAACGGTACACACCTTGTGGGACACATCAAAACCACATATGCAAAACTTGTCGAAAAGTTTGGTGAACCTACATTCACAGACGCTGACCCATATGAAAAGGTTGCCTGTGAATGGACGATTGATGCAAAGGTTGTATCAGATGGAGATGAAGAGGATGATTACTTCTACAAACCATTTACTGTGTACTGCTGGAAAGAAGGTCGCATCCCAACTGAGGAACATTCGTGGCACATCGGTGGTAACGATTTCGAGTCCTTTGAAGTCGCCGAGGCAATCATCAATGAGTGAGATGGAATTACTTGAACACCGTATAGACAATGTTCATACGGTATTGGAACGTGAAATGGGTGACTGGGCAAAGAACTATTGGAGTACTACTCTGTTCGCCCTTGTTCGTAAGTTAAATGATTTTCAGAAGAAACAAACATGGCACTGACACTAACAGAACTTGCAGAACAGTATGGCGAGTCTATTGACAACCTACCTATTGAAGTATTGATGGAAGGAATATATAATGAGCGGTATGCATCTACTACCAGCGTATTGGACAACGAACAATCAAAAGAAACGTAAATCTAAAAAGGTAACTGCTAAGATGCAACAAGCACAAGCAGACCATGATAAGTATCTCAAACGAATGGGGTACATTCCTAAAGGGGAGAGGTGTTACGGTAGCATGAGTGATTCCAAACCACTTGGATGGGGTTCAATTCCCTGCTCCCCTGCCATTCCCACATCTGATAAGATAGGTAATGGGTTTATGAAGAAAATTCCAGTGTATACTGGCAGTGCTGTCATAGGACAAGCATATAACAAGGGTGGACTACAAGTACTCACCTCAAAAGAAGCGAATGACCCTATGACGGGCAAAAGGAGATAATGAATGACGTTTCAAGTATATAAGCAACACAAACTGCAAGACCAGATTGAACAACTCGCATATGACTGGGCAATAGAAGATGTCACAGAGTATTATGGTGTTGAAGAACCTGCTGAATTAAACCAAGAACAGATTGACGAAATCTTTGCATATTCTGAATCAGATGATTGCTATGAAGGTTACGTTGGTATGGCTCTTAGAACTATTTGTGACCAATGGGAGAGTGAAAATGAGGAGATTGAATAATGGCTAACCATGTACATTTTGCAGTTGCATTTCATCAGATTAATGATGAGGCACGAATTAAATTAAAATCAATGTTTGAACGTGTTCGTGAGGATGCACCACACAAATGGTTTTCTGATATCTTTGTTGAGGGCGACTTGACATATGAAGAAACAGAAAAGTACGAGTGGACTACTGCAAACATCGGCCCAAAGTGGTGTTATTTTGAGGACTACTCTGCCGAAAAGGGTGATGTGTATTTCACTGGTGAATCTGCATGGAGTGCTCCAACAGAAGGGTTGCAGAAACTATTAGGTATTCTTGTTGAATATGACCCTAAAATCATTACATCTATCTGTTATGAGGATGAAGGCCCAAACTTCTTTGGTGTGGAAATTTATGATGGTGAAGAGATGTATGATGGTTCTGAGTACAGTTATGAAGAAACCATTGACCTTGTTATCAAAGATTCAGAACGATTGACTGAGGACTCATATGACACAGAAACAGAAGAGTGGATTGATGAGGAAGCAGAAGATGCTTTCAATGAAGAAATGTGGGAAACAATCAGCAATGTCCAATACAGTCTTATTGGTGAATGTGAAGAGTTAATTAAGGAGTCGCAAAATGACACAGAGAACAATTAAAAAGGTCGAGATTGAGTACATCGAAGAAACCAATGATGCTGGTGAAAAGGTTATCAGAGTTGTTACTGAAACAACTAAATGGTTTGGTGATAATGTTCAAGCTAGACATAATCCAACAAAAAGTTCAAGCGTAGAATATCTAGTATGATTTTAATGAAACTTGTAGATTATAGAGTTGCTACTCTATTTGTACAAGAGCGTCATTATAGTCCAGTGATGCCAAAACTAACCAAACACTATCTAGGTGCTTATCAAGACGATGAACTTGTGGGCATCTTGACGTTGGGTTGGGGTACAAACCCTATGGGTACAATCAAGAAGATGTTCCCAGAACTAACCACATCAGATTACTTTGAGATAGGTAAGATGTGCATGGATGAGTCTATGCCACGCAACTCTGAATCACAGATGCAGAGTGCTACTATTGCATGGATGAAACAGAACACACCAAATGTCAAGTTTCTGTATACATGGGCAGATGGTATTGTGGGCAAACCAGGCTACGTCTATCAGGCAGCAAACTTTCTCTATGGTGGATTCATATGGAGTGATGTCTATGTCACTGATGAGGGCGAGAAGGTACATTTTCGCACCATTCAACGTAAGATGAAGAAAGAGATGAATCGACACGACTTGAAATATGGCCCACGACCTAACGATGCAAAGATGGGTGAGTTGGGATTTAGTCGTGTATGGGGTAAGCAGTTTAGGTATATTTTCCCTCTAAACAAGAAGTCCAGAAAACTTCTCAAAAAATCCAACATGGAGTGGACAATCAACTATCCCAAGGGTTCTGACTTAGAATGGAAGATTAAACGTCCAGGCGAGACGACCTACACACTGACCAGTACTATGCCATACGAACATAGGGGTAACAGTGTAGACCACAATTCCAGTAACGTGAATAGGGTTGCTGATAAATTTGGTACTGCAACTCTTGACAACTTCTTTGGATAGTGATATAAATACTCGTAAGGAGTATTTCAATGGCATCATTATCACTAAGCGATATGGGGAAAGTTTCTGGTGGCGGCGCATATGCTGGTACAAAGCGCCCAGATATCTTTGACAAGAAAATCAAGGATAAGAAAT